TGTTATACTTGGTAGTAACACCTACCAAGGTGTTATTGTTTTCTAAGGAGGAAACTATGATTAAATTTATCGAAAGAAACAAAGAGATCATTAGCATACTCAGCATACTGACTTTAGTAGCGACTTTGTCAAACGCTGCTAATGCTGAAACACAAATAGGTGACAAAAATAATTTGAGTATAGAACAGGCTCAGGAGCAAGGAAACGCCTCGAAAGAGGTTTTTTTGGTTTCTAAGGCTAAAAAGTTAGAGAGTTTTGAAAATAAGGTTTCTCTGACCGATATCGAATTAAAGCAACTCCTTTCCCTTGTAGGGTTTAAGGGGCAAGATCTTGTAGTGGCTTGGGCCATTGCCAAGAAAGAATCTAATGGTAGGCCTTTGGCATTTAATGGCAACCACAAGACTGGGGACTCCTCTTATGGAATGTTCCAAATTAATATGATTGACTCTTTAGGTCCAGATCGTAGAGATAAGTTTGACTTGGACTCTAATGCTGAATTGTTCAATCCCGTCAAAAATGCTGAAATTGCATACTATATGTCTAACGGCGGAGAAGACTGGTCTTCATGGAAGGGTATTACCCCAAAGACCAAAATGTGGATGAAAAAATTTCCTAAATAAATAAAAATAAACTAAGAGCACCTATGGAAACTCTGTAGGTGCTTTTTAGTTTCTTAAAATAAGATTTATTGCTACCCTTGGAGCCTTTATTGTCTCAACTTCATGAGCAAGATTTTTAGGTACAAAAATAAAGTCGCCTTCTACTACATGATCTTCATTTTCTAAATTCTCTCCAGTGCGCCAAATCATCTCGCCCTTAACTACCCACTGAAACTGGTCAACATAGTCTCTATGTTTACTTCCAACGACTCCTCTGTTTTTCATCAAAGATACTAGGCAAAAGTTTCCATCGTATATTTTTGTAGAATATTGGGAAATGCCCCACTCAGTTACTGGTGAGAGTTCTGGAATAATTGACAAATATTTATCTTTTGGATCATAAAGTTGAAATGCCAATCTAGACCAAAATCTACACTTTAATCTCATGTCAGAAGATTCTCCCTCAACAAAATCATTTAAAAGGTAAGACCTTTCTGGAAAAGCGGCCAAATCTTCATAAACATACTTAGACACTACTGACATAATTGTGTCTAAAGATGGAAGATCCGTAAAAACATTTTTAAATATATGGATTCTATTTTCATCACGAGCCTTTTGTACAAGACCCATATCTATTGCTGACAAGTTTGACATTTTACTTACCCCTTTATATGACTTAATTGCTTTTTCAATTTTTTCTAAAGAATCTACTAGCGAAAGATTTTGAATATCTATATATTCATGATCAGTACCAGAATATTCTGCAAATTCTTTATAATGGTATTTGTAGCCTACTGATGACAAAATTTCAAAAACTTTTGTATTTTTATCACACCAAAAAGCATTAAATAATCCTGTTCCAGAAATGCTTGCAATTACTTTTGCAGAACTAAACATTTTTATTTGTTCAAACAAGGTATAATCTTCTGCATAAACAATTGTATATCCATTTTTTTGAAACAGACTTTGGATTTCTGCTTCTTGTGGTGTAGATCTAGCCTTTGCCCATATGAACCTTTGTCTTTCTTCATCTGACAAAGACTCTTTATTGGAATAATACTCTATCTGTTTTTCATAACTTCTGTTATATCTTTCTCTTGAAATAAAAAACTTTTCTGTTTTATTAGAACTAAATAAATGATTAAAACTTTTTTTAAGCATATCTATTGCTAAATAATTATATTTAAAATATTCACTTTCTCCACAAGGCTCTGTTCCCATGTAGCAATCACAAAACGGAAAATAATGAGAACTTCGTGTTGCCCCATTATTTCTGTAAAAATCTTCTGGTATTGTGTTATTCATATCAAAAAACAAAATAACCTTTTCAAAAGAATAGTTTCCAACTCCAAGATTAAATATTCTAGTATGCTTGTATCCAAGAGAATCCATTTGATCTATGGTAACTTTATTTTCTTTAAAGTAGTGCTCTTGAAATCCGTTCTCATAAAAAAATGGCTTTATACCTTTATATTTTAACTGCAAAATTTTAAATTGTGCATAAACATCCATCAAAGAGTGTCCATATGCAGCATATGTAGGGAATAAATAAGTGTCTCCAGGAATATGAGTTACTGGACCATCATCATTTTTTATAGAAAAATTGTTAATAAGTATTGCATCAAAGTCATAGTCTAAAAATTTTTCCTGACTAATTGAAGAACAATTTAAACGATCTATCATTTTAACCAACTAACTACTGCGTATCTTTCACCAGATGTTACTGGCAATACAGAGTGATTGTAGACATATGTTGATGGGAAAACCAAAAATTCGTTTGCAACTGGCTTATGGGTAATATTGAATCTTGGAAAAACTATTTCTCCGCCTTCATAATTATCATTAATATAGTAAATTGTTGACATTCTTCTATGGTAGTCTTTATGGTCATCAATATGATTTACAAATTTTTGTCCAACACCATACTTTAATATGCTGTATTGGTCATGCCACGTTGTAGAAAGTCCATGGGATAACTTATAGTCGTGTTCAAGTGGTCCAAAATTTTCAAGGAATAGATTTGATAAAGAACTAAAGAACGCACCCTTAAATCCAACAAACTCTTTAATCTCTACGTCACTGTATGGAACTGGTACTACAAAAGTATCTCTTAGTTCTTTGTTTTTGCCAGCCTCTTCATCCCCTGTTTTTACTCCTGCCAACTGCCATTCTATTTTTGCACTAGACATTCCTTCTTCTATATCTGAAATTAAAGAGTTGGAGTAATTCAAGGCATTTGAATAAACAAAAATGCCTGGAGCAAGTTCTCTCTTATTCATTACCATTTGCCTAACGGACAAGATGCTAACTTCATTTTACTTTTTACTGTCATAAAACACCCACACTTTTTACACTGCTTAGTTAGTTTTATCAATTCTGGGCATGCTTTGCAAATTGAGTATCTTTCATTAAATAGTGTATCATCTACCCATTCTGTAGTTGGATTAACTATATCCATTGGCCCAACTATAGACGCTTTGTTGGTCTCTATTATTTCTTTTATTTTATCTATTCGATTTAACATAATATAATTCTACCATACTGCTTTTTCTAGTATTCTATTTGGTAGCCATCGTAAACCAAGAAATGATCTGTGTAGAACAAGTCATTTGGTTCACAGTTAATCGAAACAACTTCATGAGGAACATTTGTTATAGTTAACTCTGTTATATCAGTCCAAGAGTTAGTGTCTGCAGACCATAACTTATCTGTAGTCAATAGATTTTCAGACTTAATCATTTTAGCAACACCATCTCTCTGTGTAAGCATGTAGTGACTTCCTGAATACATTTCGTTTCCTATCATAACAGCAACTGTTGCAGTTGATATTCCTATATTCATAATTGTTGTTTCTTTATTTGGAACAATCTGAATGCTTTCTGGGTTTGTGCTAATCCAGGCTTCCATTTGTTCTTTTGTAAAGTTTACACCCAATCCAGGAATTTCTGCAGAGACAAGTACATCTCCTACCTTAAGATTTTTTGCTAGAGTATATCCTTCTGTAGTCAATACTAATGTATCTACACCAACAGACTTGTTAGGAGCAAAGGTGTAGGCAGGTGTAACTTCTGGTGTAACTTCTGGTGTTACTCCTGCTGGTGTAACTTCTGGTGTTACTCCTGCTGGTGTAACTTCTGGTGTTACAGAGGGTGTTACTCCTGCTGGTGTAACTTCTGGTGTTACAGAGGGTGTTACTCCTGCTGGTGTTACTGTATTCTGTATACATTCGCCAAATGTTGGGTTCCAAGTATATCCTGGAAGGCATCCGTATTGATCTACAGGAGTAACTGGTGTAACTGGAGTTACAGGAGTAACAGGTGTAACGGGGGTTACAGGCGTTACTGGAGTAACAGGAGTAACTGGTGTAACTGGAGTTACAGGAGTAACAGGTGTTACGGCTGGTGTTACGGCTGGCTCTACACACTCTCCAAGATTTACATTCCATACCAATCCGCACTGACCGCATTGGCTTGAAGATAATAAACTTGTATCAGCACATGGATCTGGTGTAACTGGAGTAACAGGAGTTACAGGAGTTACTGGAGTTACAGGTGTAACAGGTGTAACTGGAGTAACAGGTGTAACTGGAGTAACAGGAGTAACTGGAGTTACAGGAGTAACTCCTGGATCTATACACTCACCAAAATTTGCATCCCATACTAAGCCACACGCACCACATTGTGACTGAGGAATAAGGCTATAGTCTGAACAGTCTACTGGTGTTACAGGTGTTACAGGTGTAACTGGAGTAACAGGAGTAACTGGAGTTACAGGAGTAACTGGTGTTACTGGTGTAACAGGTGTAACAGGTGTAACTGTACAATTAGTTGGCAATGCAGGCATTGAAACAGTTGAGCAAGAGTAGTTAGTTCCACCACCGTTTGGCAAGCCAGCAATTACATCAGCATATGCAGCACAAGCATTGTTTATATCTTGAACTACAACATTGTTTTCATCAACGACAAAAGTATCTGAAGTTGGTGTACCCTCATAACAATATGTAATGTATGCTGTTCCAGTTGCTGGTGGTGTTACAGGTGTTACAGGTGTCACAGGTGTTACAGGTGTCACAGGTGTTACAGGTGTTACAGGTGTCACAGGAGTTACTGGAGTAACTGGTGTAACAGGTGTCACAGGAGTCACAGGAGTAACTGGTGTAACAGGTGTCACAGGAGTAACTGGTGTAACAGGTGTCACAGGCGTTACTGGAGTAACTGGAGTAACTCCTGGTGGATCAGCAAATACTGCAGTTAGTGTCAAATTGCCAGGGCAGTTAATTACATCTGCTGGGAAAGCATTTGGAGAGGTTTGTGTGAAAGAACATCCAGCATCAGACTGAATATAATATCCAAAGAACCCACCCATTCCAGGACCTGGTGTTGGTGTAGTAGAAGGTATTGTGTAAGATCCAGTATGGGTTGTATTTGGAGGACAGACAGAGCCAGAATTACAAACATATGTTACATTAAAGAATGTCTGAGTGCTTGAACCTTCATAAATATCTCCATATGCAACCCAAGAATCTGTTGAAACTTTTATTAAAACAATATGTCCATATTGTGTATCAATAAATAGTTGATTGCTTTTACTGTTAACCGTAACTCCTGCTTCTGGAACAATTGTTGTAACACCAGAACCCATTTCAACTAAAGTATACTTATATCCAACAGGTATACTAGTATTAGAATTCGATGGAACAGTTAAATTCATTGAAGATTGTGTATTTAATAAAATTGTTTTATTAACATCCAGGGGATCTAAAGTAAAACCAGATGTCTTTGTTATTACAGTATTATTATTGAGCAACTCTGGCTCAAGATCAAACCTTAAATCAACAGAGTTCCAATCAATTCCATCTCCTGCAAGATCTGGATATCCACCAGTAGCACCGCTTATAGCATTGGTTATTGATGTAGTTACAAAAGCCTGTGTTGCTAGATTTGCTGTGTTTGCAATACCGTGGACATTTGTGGTACTTGATGTGTGGTTTGTTAATGCTGTGTTAGTGGCTGTATCTGCATCTACAAGGTTTTGAAGGTGTTTTGCAATTGATGGGGTTAAAAGGTCATTGGGGTTTGTATTTGCACCGTCATAGGTGTAAGATCCATAATGATAAAGTCTGAGGGCTGCCTGAATATCGGCTGCATCTCCAAGTCCTGGGATTTTGGTGTTAAAGAGTCCGCTACCACTAACGGTATTGTCAATATTCTCTTCTGCCACTATAAATCACCTCTCGCCATTATACCACCGTAATAAATAAATGAACACGCTTTGGGCCAGAAATTGGTGCCCAAGCGTCGTTAATATATTCTACACCCTTTATTTCAAGTGGCAGTGCTAAAAATCCCTGACTGGTTATTAATTCTTTTATAACTAGATTCGTTGCTAAAGGACCAGCAGAATCTGGTGATGATATGGAATACTGAACATTGAATGCTGATGAACTGGCTACTGTAACACCAGAAGATCCATATATGTCTGCAACATTTATTGGTGGTATTGTTAAAATTCCATTGGCAGCAGTAACATCTTTTATTGAGGCATAGTAGTTTGTTTTTAAATTAAAAAGTTGTGTCCATTGTGACCCAGTTGCTGTTGCAACTCTTTGAAAAACTGTTTTATATGTTGAAGACGCTGGATTATAGTCAATTGCAATATCTAGGGCCTGAAGACTTTGAACTATTGCAGCATTTACGTTAGCATCTTGTGGATTTCCGTTTGCTCCAACGATAATACTTCCACGATCTCCTTGTGGTCCAATGTCTAAATCAAGGCTTATGCTTTCTGGACCGCCAAATACTGTTAAGTCTTCATTTGACAATAATATATCTGCCATTATACTCCTGGCTGTGTTGCAGACGTTGCGCCTGTAACCTGATCTGTAATTGTTATTTTCCCAGTTAGAAGTGTTTGAATAACCTCGTACTGACCACTACCTGAAAGTCCTGCTGGCTTTCTAACTTCAACGTCATAAACATATTCAGTTCCAGCCATAAGTTGATTTCCTTCTGCTGGTCTAATTGCACATTGAACAAATGTATTATCGTCTGATACTCTAGCAAAACATCTAAGTGGCATTCCTGTAGCAAGACCAGTAGACCCACGAACATTAGAAATTGTAAACTGAGCACTATCATATGGTGCTACAGTATCTGTTACATCATCTGGATTATTAGCAAAATTAGTAGGCACATAAAACTGGCTTAAATCAAAAACCGTTCCATCGTTCTTTTTCGGGTAGATACGAAATTCAAAGGTATCACCCTTATAATAGTTAAAGTCGTAGGTTGCTGGAAATGCCATGGTTTTATTATACCACGCTGACGTAGATAGAATTGAGGATTACGGAAGCGTCAAAGTCTGTACGGATTTGTGGTATTGCACCATTACCCCACATGACAGGGTCTTCTATAAATATTTGTTGGGTAGTAGAAAGATTGTAGACATTCTGGTATTTTAAAGATCCCATAAACTGAACAAACTCTTGATCTTTCTTTGCAAAATATGTCCTTAGCCAAACCTCAGTATTAGATGTGTAGGTGGTTAGTTCGAAGTTGTATGTTACGAATACTTGGGATCCTTCTTTTATACCGTGGAAGTTTAGCATTCTTTGATGACTGTTCCATAGGCTTGTGCATCCTTCTGGAAGGTATTTTTCATTTTGGGTTTTATCCTTTGTATCTAGCCAAACAGAAACCCATCCGTCATCACCCTGTGTAATTCCTAATTTTATAGCCTTGCTTGCGCTATTTATGTATGACGCCCATCCTGCTTGCTGTCCAGAAGAGGATAAAGAACTTAGTCCGTCTTTGCCAGGAGTGCCTCGATCTCCTTTGAGACCTTTTTCTCCATCCTTACCTGCGGGACCTTGTGGTCCTGGAATTCCTTGTGGACCTTGAGGTCCTACTGGGCCAGGGACGGGAACAAAATTAAGTGTAGACTCTGGAGATAACTGTGTTTCTGTAACTTTAGATGTATGGCTAACAACCTGAGCAGCGTAAGAAGATTTTTTTCCACCAGGAAAGTCCATAGATTTAGAAACAGTCATGGAGTTATTATCTCACGATATTAAGCAAAACCACCTGGGTTAGTAAAGTTAGCAGAGTTAAGAGAAACCTTCTGCCAAGTATTTGTTCCTGTGCAAACATATAAAACGCCGTTAACGCCATCTATAGAAAGTTGACCAACTTGTCCTGTAGCGGTTGGATTTGCTGGTACACCTGATTTATAAGAAATTCCTGCAGATGGTCCTGTTTCACCTTGAATTCCTTGTGGACCTTGTGGGCCTGGTTCACCTTGAATTCCTTGTGCACCATCTGCACCTGGTTCTGCAATTGTTGTCCAATATACAGTTCCTGGTGGATACCCTGGATTTGGTTCTCCAACTCTATAATAAGTTCCCCCAGCATATGTAACTACATCTCCTGGCCAATAATCTGCTCCATTGTTGTATTCGCCAACAAAATTCCAAAGTGCGTCTGCACCATTAGCACCTGCTGGTCCCTGTATGCCTTGTTCGCCCTGAATTCCTTGTATACCCTGCTCGCCCTGAATGCCTTGGACGCCTTGCAAACCTTGTTCACCTTGAATGCCTTGAGGACCTTGAGGACCTACAATTTGTCCAACATCATTCCAAGATGATCCATCCCATACCCAAAGATTTCCATCAAATTGATTTATATAAGAGTCGCCAATAGAATTACCAGAGTTTGGTAAATAAGTTTCGTCTATAACAGAACCTTTTAATGTAACAGATGTTCCCTGTGCTCCTGCAGGACCTTGTTCTCCTTGTATACCCTGCTCGCCCTGTGGTCCTTGAATACCTTGTTCACCTTGAATACCTTGTTCACCTTGAACACCCTGTATACCTTGCTCTCCTTGAACGCCTTGTTCACCTTGTGGACCTTGAGGACCAACTTCTCCTTGTGGACCCTGTGCACCATCAACACCAATAATTCCATCGGCACCTTTGGCTGCAATTAAATCAAAATTAACATCTAAGTCTGGAGTTGTTGCAAGAATTGTTATTCCACTTGCACGATATGTTTGTCCGTTATAAGTTACGATGTCGCCTTCTGCATATGTAGCAGATGAACTCCACTCGCCATTGTAGTTCCATAATGCGTCTGCACCTGCTGGACCTTGTAAACCTTGTGGTCCTTGTGGACCTTGTGGACCTGGAGCACCTTCGTCTCCCTTGTCTCCAACTGCGCCTGGCATTGGAACAATTTTAATAACTGCCATTATAGTGTACCCCCTGGTGTAATATCGCCTAGTACCTGTATTGTGCCAATAACTGGTGTCCAAACAGTGTCTTCAATTTCCTGTGGGATTATTACCTGTAGGTCAAATGGTAGTTGAGCCACGACAGATGCATATTTAGATCCCCAATTTTTTGTAACTGAAGGGTAGGCTGTAATATCTACAAAACCATCTCCAGGCTCACAGTCCAGGGCATCCAAAACGTTACCAGACTGATCATAAGCGGTTGCTCTAAAAATCCATCCAGTAGTATCATAATAATCTACTTCATTATCCTCATAAAACTCTACTCTGAGAGTTCCAGTATCTCCTCTAACAACGCTCCACTGCATAGTGACTGGATCAGCACCAAAAGCAAGAGAAGAGTGAATAGGCATACTGCGATTATACCATAAAAATTGACTAATACCAAGGTCGGTGGGTATAGGACAAACCAAGGTATTAGCCAACAAGAAAATTATACCATAAAGGACAAAACGGACATGATATAAAAAGTTTACCAAATTGTTACAATTGGAAATGTCCGATTTGTCAAGGTTTGTCTTTTATGCCAGGATTGGGATAGTGTATACTTAAATATATATAAGAAAAAAAGATATCCTTATAGTTTTAAAAACTATCTTTATATATTATATATAGTATATAGCAAATTATTTTTTAGCGTTAGCAATATGCTCAATCAAAATTCTATACATTTCGTCTAACTTTTCTTCTTGACGATTTCTTGATTGAATTGAATCAATTCTTTGTTCATCCAAAGCCATTTCTAGCCTTGTGACGGCATCTCTTAGACTGGATCCAGAATTTGGCTTAAGTTCGATTAGATAGTGTTTTACTAACCACTTGATTCCAAATGCGATAGATGATACAATTGTTAGGATGGCTACGATTAGCGAGGCCCAGTCTTGAATTGTCATAACTAGATTATTATAAGGGGTATATTTAACAAAAATGAAAACGGACATACTTGATACACTGGAGCATTCTCGAAATTTGATTATATCTCCCGACATGGATGGTTTTATGACCGCAAAATTAATTGAGCGTTTTAACGGTTCGAAAATAGTGGGCTCATATGACAAAAACATTTTGTGTCTCGCCGACGGGATAGATCCAGAAGAATGTTTGTTCGTCGACTGCGATATGAATCGACAAGAGTTTGTATCTCTCGGAAATCATATGCGCCGATTAGAAGACGGTATGTCAACTGAGTCTTTCAATCCGAATGTACATTTCGGCATAACGACTTATAGCGACAAGTTTCCTTTCGCAACCGCTTTTTTGATAAGTTTCGCAACAGAGGTTCAAACCTCCACTTCAGACCTAATACGCATGGCCTTTGCTGACTCAACTCTACGCAACATGGAAAAGTATGAGCCTAACATGCGAAACTGGTCTGATAGGATGGATCATCCTGCATTACGGTACATAATGGACAATTCGGACATTGCAAAACAAAATGATGCACAAGCAAGGTTTGACTATGTTGATCAATCATTTACATCAAAACGCTATGGCAAGCAACGTTATCTGGATACCCTAAATAACGCCCTAGAAGGGCAGGGGATGAAGTTTGAGAGACTAACTAGAGGTAATAAATACCTCTGCGACAAAGTGGGCCTAAACACCATTGTAAGGTATAATAAAGATATCATTTCGTATGCCGAAATATTTACAGGGGAGTACTCTGTAACTTATGATCAAGAGATAGAGTGGAAGTAGTTATGGAAGGGATAGTTTGATATGGTTAATTATGACAAGGCAATGATATGCCATATTAAAAATTTTGCTTCACCAAGCGAAATTAAAATTTTAAATGACTACCTAGATTCTATGGAGTTAAAAAATTTTAAAGATGTCTTTTACTTTGATGCAGAGGGCGATGAATATAACGGCCAAAGAAAAATAAATGATGAGCATATAAAAACCAGAATGAAAGAACTTGATTTAAAAATAAAGTCATTTTTAAACGAAGATTATTTTGCCAATAGGGGGTTTAGGGTTGTTAACTATAATTGGACAAGACCTCTTGAACTTATTAGATGGCAGGTTAATTCTGTTTTGGCAAAACACTCGGATGGCTCTAGCGATCCCGCCGAATTTCCATTTATAAAAATTGGAACATTGATTTATCTAAATGACGAATATGATGGCGGAGAGTTGGTTTTTAATGACTATGGTATAATTATAAAACCAGAACCAGGAGATATAGTTATATTTCCAAACCACTATATGCACGAAGTCCTTAAGGTTTTACCAAAAGGATCGAATACGAGAAGGCACACAATGCCAACATTTTATGTTATAGAGATAGAGGAAAAAAGATGAAAAGAGAAGAAGTTATATTGTTAATGAATGATGTCGTAAATCATATCAATCGACAGGTTGGTCAGGCTAACAATTTGTCAGATAGTCAGATTGATGAAGCAATAATGCAACATCAGGATTCATTAAGCCAGATTAATGGGATACTATACGATGAACTACTTCAGCGTGGAGTTATTTCTCAATACTAAACCATATTCCTTATGTATTGGGCTATATCGTGTGATGCATCATGATACATCCCGTGAAATTTTTCTTCAACCTGCTTGGCAATAATATACCTTAGTTTCTGCTCAATTTGAAAAAGCAAAATTGATTGCACTTGCTCTGGCGTCAATTTTTGTTGATCACTTTCCATCATCAGACGGTCTTCCTAAATCTTCCCAAAATTTTTCTCTGCCCATAGCATCTATTTCTAACACAGGTTTTGATTCAAACTCAAAGTTGTCGTTTAGAGCATTTTCAAGATTATCCAATATTCCCATACTTTCTATTTTACCATAAATCTGAAAAATTATTTATTTGTAACATGTATTATTGTTTCTTTTTTAGGTTTATATACTAGACCAGCCGTATATTCTTCTCCGCCATCTACTAATTCTATTTTAAACATCTGAGTAATTTTATTTAAAACCACTCTAATTTCCATTAGGGCAAACTCTTTACCAATACATTGTCTTTTTCCAAATAAGAAAGGAAAATATTCCCCTTTTGATAACTCTTTATTTTCAAGCCACCTTTCTGGCTTAAAAGAGTCTGGATCTTCAAAAATACTTTTATCCCTATGCATTACATACGAACTTGTTGTTACTTTTGTGCCAGCAGGAATTAAAGTTTCATCTATGACCACATCTTCTATTGCCAAGTGCTGTGTATTCCAAATAGGAGGACATAGCCTTAGTACCTCACTTATAAAAGCCTCAAGATTTTCTTTTTCTTGTACCTTTTCTTGCCATTCTGGATTTGTTGATAAATAATATAATGACCACTCTAACACATGAGAAGTTGATTTGTAACTAGTCAAAAATATTGTAATTGCTTGATCATATAATTCGTCAATTGTTATTTTTTTATTATTATACGAGTTAACTAGCATGCCTAAAAAATCGTTTTTGTTTTCTTTAGACTCTATTCTTTTGTCTGCTATTTTTTTACAGAACTCTTTTAAATTTTTTGTTGATTCAGAGCGATCAGCATCATCTACATCCCAAGCAATCTTGTCTGCCGTTGTAGTTGAATCTTTACTTATTTTTATAAAATCGTCATCTGCGTTTTCTGAAAAAAATATATCTATAACACTTTTAAAAACTAAAAACTTCATTTGTTTTCTAGCATTGATTTGTCCAGACCAAGAAGAAAGAACATAGTCTGCAGCACTAGCAACTTTTTTTTCATATTCCTCCATAATTTTATTACTAAATGCTGGATACATTTCTTTTTTACTAGTCATGTGTGTTGGTTCTTCTATTGTCATGATTCCGTTACCTAAAACAGTTTTTAGTCTACCAACGAGTCCGTCTTTTATAAAACTGCTATATTTGTTTAATAAAACATCTTCTACAGCCTTACTAGTAAAAGCAAAAAATATATTTTCTGAATTTGATTTAATAAAAGGATTGCCTTTTGTTGTTTTTTTTAAAAACATATATAGGGCTGGCATATCATTAAATTTCATATTTACATTATACACCAGATCTGAAAAATTTTGTAAAACCTAAATACCCTAAAATCTGAATATTTTGTTCAGATGTATGATACACGTATAGATAAAAAAAGATCAAAAAAAATAGTGAGCCCATAAGCCCACTATCTTTAGTGAATTGTAGCCTGCTACCTTGCTAGAGTTTCAGGCCACTGGTGTGGGGTCTTAAATCTTAACACATTAGACGATTTTAATTCGTCTGTGTCCACCTTGATTTTGTCTAATCCTAGGTCTCTTACTACTTTGCTAGTTTCAACTACAATAGTCTTAGCGAATGCAACACCTAATAGTTTTAATCCAATAGGTATAGCAACTACTGCTCCTATTGTTAGCACTAGAATAATAATACCCATAAATATAAGTGAGTATTGCACCATGTTGGCAAACCACTCAAAGGGTGAAGTTAAAAAATCAAACACTAGCAACCTCTACTTTCCAAGCCTCAACGATTCGTGATACATGTGCATAGGTATTAGCACAGTCATAACAGATTGACTCTGTTGGTATGCCTAGCATAAAGGCATCAGTTCCAGAATACACTAATTCAATAGATTCGCATTTAGGGTTTTTACATGTGTTCATTTATTTATTCCAATCGTTTAGTTCATCATTTAATACACAATCGCATGGCTCAGTGCCATAATCGTTTTCATCACCAAAGAATACATAACCATTGCCGTAGCAAGTAGTGCAATTAATTGTTAATACTGAGTTAATCATTTAGACACTTTCCAATCTGACCACATAGGTAGTCTTTCTGGGTCAGTATCATCATACCAACGCTCAATGTTATTTTCACATACCTCGCAGAATGTGAATTGGTCATCTCCTACTGAGGAGATAGCGACCTTGTTAGGTGTATGCTCTTTGCATACTGTTATTGTTAATGTAGTCATTTTTAGACCACCTTTCTTTATTTCTAATAATCTTATTCTATACCCTGCCACTGACAAAAGGGGGTGTCTGTGGGGTGTGTTGTGTGTGATTTAGGTCACTTATTCGCTAGGCTCATATAACATTTCGTTATCTTATTCGCTAGGCTCATTGACCTTTTTAACGCTATTTAATTTTTTCTATACTAGTATAATAACACATCTACCCCCAAAAGTCAAGTTTTAACACGGCGTGTCGTGTGTGATTCGTATCACATCGCCCCCGAGGCTGTGGATAACTTTGTGGATAACCTATGTGATGTGCCTCACAAGTGATATACCTCACAATGTCCGTTTTATCCTATTTGTCCCCTCCAAAATGTCAGACCCCCCTGTTATACTTCTAGTATAAGAAAAATTAAATAGTGCTAAATGAGCCTCTTAGATGAGCCTAGCAAATAAACCTAGAAATAGGGTGAGCCTAGCAAATAAGATAAGAGCAAATAAGTTAGCACACTATAAAGAAAGGTAGGTCATAAAATGACTACACTAAATAAAAATGAGATAATACAGTATCTCGTAGATAATGACTTCTGTATCACAGATAAAATCTGCGTATTCTGTTCATCACTTACAGATGGGTGGAACGCTTTCTGCCCTCGTTGTAGAGAGTATAAAGGAATAATGGATTTATACTCTGCGGTAGAATACTACGGAACGGACATTCTCCCTAACTAGGGAAATGTCAGCCCCCTCTGCTAGAATTATTTACTAAAGAAAGGTAATAACTAAAATGAAAACATACTCAATTCCAGACCTACTTGTAGGTCAGACTTACTACCCTCGTTCAATGGCGAGAAAATATCAATATGGCGAAATCAATTTCGCAGAAAAGCGTGAGGATATTTATTTATCTGAAGGCTATGAAGCCTACGCAATTCGTTTCAATGGTCATCGTTGGGCTACTGTCGCAGTAAAGGTGGCAGAATAATGGACTACTTAGACTACATTGATGAAATCTATGAAGAATTAGTAGATGAATTTGGACACGAAATAGAAAGCGAGTGTAATCATAAATGAAATCGCTACAAGAAAAATTGGATCTAGTTTCAAAAGAATTAGAACCAATTTTGTGGGAATTGTTAAATGAAATTGAAGAAAATAAATAAGTAAAAAATTCTCGGGGCCCTGTGGTGTAAATCACACTAAAAATGTCCGTTTTGTCCGTGTCTAAACTTGACTTTGTCAGCCTAGCCTGTTATACTTACAGAGTAAGAAAAACTAAATAAGGACAAATTGGCTAATGAGCCTAGCAAATAAGTGTGATACAAATCACAATGAGCCTAGCAAATAAGTAGCCAAAATGTCAGACCCTTAGTATAAGATAGTCTTATACCTAAAAACGAAAGGAAGTCAAAAAATGACTTACACTATAACACTAGAAACCTTTAATGGTTCTACCAAAAAAATTAGCCTGCCCTCTAAAGGTGCTGTTGCTCAATTTATCTCAAACTATCCAACACAATTACCTGTTGGCGTATCTGTCAAAATTGCTTGCGATACTCTCGCAATTCGTGGCACAATTCGTGGCACACTTATCCCCTCAAACTCAAACTAAGAATAGGAAATAAAAATAAATGAAAACAGTTGAACACTCTCTACACTTCATCACAGAATTAGATGAAACACATCCACTAGCAATTCAGTTGCTAGGGCTTGATAAAGAAATACAAAAACTATTTCTTGAAGGTCTGCTAAAGGACCTGCTCGTGCCTGCTCTAAAGCCTGTCCTTGATGAAGTCAATGAAGGCAATTCTTGGGCCACTCTAAAGGTGGTCCTGTAATGATGACACGAAAAGACTATGTCAAAACTGCTGAAATTCTAAAAGGATTTAGCGATGAAATTCACCCAGCAGTTTTTGAAGACTTGGTAGAGGAATTCTGTCAATACTTCAAATCTGATAATGATAGATTTGATTTTGCAAGATTTGAAAAAGCCTGCGGAATTGACGAGTTAGGACTAATTCCAGTATGAGCAGATTTCTAACTACAATTGTGCAACTTGCTTTGCTAATTTCAACATTTTATTTATTGAGATTAGCAATTCAAGATATAAAAGAAAACGGATTTTAGTTTTCAAATCCTGAGCAAGATCTAAAACTGCTCAAAAAATCCCCCGAGGTGTCCGTTTTGTCCTATTTTGTCTGTGATGTAATTCACAAAAATAGTTTTTAAAAATGTCCGTTTTGTACTACTTTGCTCTCTCAAAATGTCAGTCCCCCCTGCTAGAATACTTGTATTAGATAAAAACGAAAGGAGTTCAAAATGAACTTACTAAACTCAAAATTCTACACAGTACCTAATGGGTACTTCCAGATTAGTAATAACACTAATCTAAATTGCGACCACGAAGGTTTCGTGGATAAAAAAGGTTTTACCTTCACTAATGGTAAAACTTCAATAATCAGAACTTGCGAAAAGTGTGGTTCTGAAAAAAGATTTTCTTCATATATGAAAGGTGGTCGTAAGTAATGAATACTTTTGACAGAATACTAAAAGAGCAACAAGAAAAAAGAATTGCTCAAAGAATAAAAGATAAAAAAATTGTAGAGGCTATGTTCTCTAACAATTCTCGCCCACTAAACAATTCCTATGAATTGAGAAAGGTTGAAAATTAAAATGAAAAAGAATATTTTAATCAGTTTTATTACTGAAGCAAATACAGATTTAGATGCGTATTTTGCTCTACAAAAATCTCTTCGTAATTTGCCTGATAGCGAATTAGAAAAATTTGACGCATTTGAAATTTTAGATGTTGTTGAATAAATAAAAAATTCTCTGCTAATAAAAATTGGCAGAAAATTTCCCGAGAGATCCTCGGGGGTTATCCACAGGCTTATCCACAGGCCAAAAATGTGAGATTTATCACAAAAAAAATGCCAGAAATGTCCGTTTTTGGATTTGATTTTGTCAGTGAAAAATGATAGGATTACAGAGTAATAAGTTAATTAAAGAAAGAGGTTGGCAAATGTCAGCAAATGTCTATACAATAGAACACCTACTAGTAGGAACACCTTATCGCTCACGCACTTTAACAGGTGAAATTATCTCAGCAGAGATACACCCTAAAGCCGTATGGTATCAAGGTTGCGAAAGTTATTTAGTAGAGGTGCGTGATTCCCTTACAGGGAAAAGAGTATGTCGCACAGTAGCCGTAAAGGTTGAAAACTAGGGTTGAAAATGTCAGCCCTATCTGATAAGATTTTAGTATTGAAAGAAAGAAGGAAAGAAAATGGATAGACTAGAAATAGCAGTAGATACAATTAGAAACTGCCACCTATGCGAAGGCAAGGGTGTTTATACTTGGAGTAATGGCGAGGACTATGACTTTGAGAATTGTGTTTGTAATCCTCACGAAATAATCTTTGACCACGATGGCGAAGTTATTTGGGCTAACGAAAGCCTTGAAAAAACTATTTGGGAAAGTGCTGAGGTATAAAAATGGGAAGTAATTTGGCTAACGAAATGGCAGACGGAACGCTTGATGAGTTAGGTATCCACTTGGATATTGAAACTCAGATAGCAATTCATCTATCTAATAATCACTATCCACCAGTGCCTAAGTCTATGGTTCAACCTTGTATTGAAGCAATTGACGCAGTAAATGACTTAGGACTATGGGACTTAGAAATACCAATGCCTGAAGGAATAACCTATAAGGGTTTGACTACTGCCCCAGTATGGGCTATTATTGAACAACACCACCTTAATGCGTGGCTTATTGAAAGGGAATACTAAAATGGAATACTCATACGCAATTACTGCAACCTATGATAACGACACCACACCACAATGGGTTGGTCGCTATTCAGACGCAATTAGTGCAGTAGCAGAGTGGGATAAAATTGTAGATTGGGGATTTGCAGATGAATACGCAACTTACAATTTCTCAGAGCCTAGTGGCAAAATGCACACTAAGATTTTTTATCGCAACGGAACAGTAGGGGGAAAGTAAAATGTCTGATACAATAAACAGTATGGAATTAGTCTATGCAGATGAACTCAAGCCAGATCAATTAATGGTTGGAGATTTAATTAAAGTTAATGATGATATCGTTGAAGTTATGGAAATTTCAAGCGATGCAACTGCAGATAATTGGGCAGTAATATATAAAAACGAATTTGACGAATTAGAGTCTGAAGTTTATCGCTACACTGATTCAATTCCGTTATATGTTTTTATTGAAACATATGAATAACTAAAAGTATTTTTATGCACTTCCCCGCATAAAAATCCCCGACTCCCATGGGCGTGTCTGTGGATAACCTGTGGATACTCACCAGTATATAGATAATTTTTTTTACGATGCAAGTTTTCTTTTCCCAGATCCTGGACGGCAAAAATTTTTTGACTTTGTCAGTCGTTTATGATATTATTAATGTATAAAGAAAACCCAACTAGAAAAAGGAAAACAATGTCACAAAACAAAAATGCAAGAAAGCACTTGGAATCATTATCAGACCATTTGCAACCAAATGAAAACATTATCTCATCAATTTTTGGTGTGTATGAAACACGCAGAATGGGAAACAAAACAATTAGAAATGGAGTCTTTGCTCTTACAGAAACAAGACTGCTATTCTTTGCAAAGAAAATGTTTGGCTATGACTTAGAGTCGTTTAAGTTTGACAAGATTAGTTCTATTGAACGCTCAAAGAGTGCCATGGGTCATTCAATGACAGTCTATACATCTGGAAACGAAGTTCATGTTAAGTGGATTAATGACGGAGATTTTGTTAGTTTTATGGACAACTTTGATGTTGCTCTTGAGAAAAAGGTTTTGGTGCTACAATAATGACACCCAACGAAAGACAGCCTGACCCTTCAGTATTGCCATGGAACGGATTTGCAATTGCAGGTTTTGTTCTTGCACTTACTATTACTCCAATGGCTTTTATCTTTAGCCCAATAGCACTTAATCAATTTAAGAGAAATGGTTCAAATTGGAATAGAGGTAGAGGTCTTGCAATTGCAGGATTAACTATTGCAATAGTTCATGCAAGTTTTATATTCTTGCTACTTATTTTTGGTGGCATGGATGATTTCTTAGCAGTATAAACAAATATCCTTAGCATGATATAAAACTGCTAAAATCCCCGAGGCCTGTGATATTGATCACACTGGGGGTTTTGACATTTTTAGTGATTTATGATAAGATTAAGTATGAAAAAAACACCAGAGGAATTACGCAGACTAATGGAATTACGACGCTCCAACGCTGCCTCTGCCGTGCCTTCAAAGAAAACCTACAATAGAAAAAAATTGTCAGACCCTAACGCTATAATTAAAGAAAGAAAGTAGGACCCCCTATGACCCAACTAAAACGCTCTAAAGATAGAAAGGTGGCTAACCTTGTCACAAAAAATGGAAAACAGGCAGCAATTGCCAACACTTTTGGATTACCTGCTGGAAAGGCTTTCTCGTGCCCTGGTGCCACTAGTGTTTGTGAAATGGTTTGCTACGCAGGAAAACTTGAAAGACTGTTCCCTGCAGTAAAAACTAATCTATTACACAATTGGGAATTGCTACGCAATGCAGATGAGCCCACTATGGTGGACCTAATTGAAAATATGATTGCAGATTTTAAGAAAGATTGTGAAAAGAAAGACGCTCCTAAGTTATTCCGTATCCACTGGGACGGCGACTTTTTTAACGATACCTATACACGTGCATGGCAATACGTAATCTTAAATAATACTGATGTCCAATTCTGGGTGTACACTCGTGTGGCTTCCGCTGCTCTAATGCTCAAGGGTATTGATAATCTTAGCCTATACTTTTCTGCAGATAGCGAGAATGTCAAAACCGCAGTAGACTTAAAAGTTAATAGTGGAATTCGAATGGCGTACCTTGCTAAGAATTTTGCTACTGGTAAGGCAGACATAAAAGAAATGATTGGTAAGCCTGCTGCTAAGTGTCCTGAGAATAATAAACAAATTCCACTTATCTCAACTAATGGCTCCGCTTGCGTTTCTTGCTCTCTTTGTGTATACTCTAAGAGCGACATAATTTTTTCATCTAGTAAGAAATGAGATACTGTGAGTAATTGGTTCTATGTTTTAATGGTGCTAATTGTTCTATTATCTTTTATGGGTTCTGCTGGGAATTAATTCAGATCCCCCCGCAAAATCCTCGGGGGCCTGTGGATAACTTTGTCAAGTCGACACGCCGTAGTTTATGAAAATGTCCAATTTATCCCATATCTAATTACCCTGATTTGCATTTGTCAGCCTATCCTGCTATACTTAAAGAAATAACTAACGAAGGAGAAAAAATGGCTCATGAACTAGAAACGCAAAACGGCGTTGCTTCATTCGCTTCTTTCAGAGAACCTGCTTGGCATGGTCTTGGCACTGTATTCACTGAAGAAAAAACTACAAAAGAAATGCTAGACCTAGCAAATCTTTCTAATTGGAATGTTCGCTTAGAGGATTTAGAAACCCCCTCACATCTAACAAGCGACAAAAATTATCAATATGTGCTTCGCACTAACCCTACTGATAACACACAGACAGACATTCTTGGTGTCGTTGGTGAGCGTTATCATGTTATGCAAAATGAAGATTTATTTTCATTTGGTGATAATATTCTTGATGGTGGCGGGCGTTGGGAAACTGCTGGCTCAATCAAGGGTGGTCGTGTCGTGTTTGGTGCATTAGCATTAGAGCGTGAAACAATTCTTGACCCAAATGGTGTTGCAGATAAGGTAAAAACTTATTTACTTATTAACACATCACATGACGGCTCAATCGCTATTCAAGCAAGCATTACACCTGTTCGTGTTGTGTGTGCTAACACTCTCAATCTTGCACTAAACACTACTAAGAAAAAGAATGGTGTCAAGCAATCTTTCAAGATTCGCCACACTCAGACCGCTTCTGGTAAGGTTGCCGTTGCTCGTGAAACTTTGGGTCTTGCTCATAAGTATATGGATTCTTTTGACCTTATGGCTAAGGCTATGATTGAAAAAGAAGTCAATGCTAAGCAATTCAATGACATCATTCTTGCTGCATACCCTAAGCCTGAAAAAGATTCTAAGGGTGCTTTCAAGAAGTGGGAAAACAAGGTTGATGTTATCAATGACATCTATACAGGCGAATTTAACGGCATGATTGCTGGAAACGCTTGGGGTGCTTTCAATGCATTAACTGAACGCCTAGATTGGCACAGGTCTGCAAGAGGTGGTTCTAACGAATCAATTCTTGCTTCAGCAAGTGGTTTTGACCCTGCTATCAATGCAGAAAAAAATCGTTTGCTAAAAGTTGTGCAAAATGTTTTGCAGATTGCATAACAAAAAAACTAAATAAAGATTCCTGAGCAAGAATAAAAACTGCTCACCAATTGGTTCCGTAGATTAGTCTGGTTTAAATCGCTACACTGTCACTGTAGAGATCACGGGTTCAAATCCCGTCGGAATCGCAAAAAATCCTCGGGGGCGCAAATACAATTTGTCAAGTTAAAACACCCTTTTACGATGTAATTATTGTCACACCCAAACTAGGGGCAGGATTTGTATTTTTGACATTTTTCTGCTAAAATTGTATAGTAAGCAAAACCCCACAACGAAAGGAACACAATGACCCTTGGAGGATACACCTACCAAATTGGTGATTTATTCACGACAAGCAAGACAGGCATTACAGGTCGTATTGCTAGTTTTGAGCCAATGTCTAATAAACTTACCAGAGTTAGTCTAGTTCTAGCAAATGGCTCACGCCGTTTGGCTATGGTCAAGACCAGCAAGTAATCTCACTATTTGAGAAATCTCAAAATAGATTTGACATTTTTACCAAGAAATGTCATAATTATACAGTAAGCAAAAAACCTAACAGAAAGAAGGAAACAATGTCAGTAGCAACCGCAACTTACAAAGTAGGCGACACCTACACCACACAGAAGTCAAAGGTCACAGGAGTAATCAAGGAGATTACACCACTAGCCAATGGTAATGTTCGTGTAGCCCTAGATGTCAATGGCGCAACTCGCTATACAACTTGGACAGCAAAGTAATTCCTAACTAAATAGGAAAAGTCCTGAGTATGACTACTAAAACTGCTCACCTCCCAAATTGTCAGAGCAAAGTGCTATGATAGAACCCCCAACTAAAAGAAAAGGAAAAAGACCCAATGGCAAGAGGAAAAGCAATTAGCGTAAAGATACCTACACAGAGAGTTATCAACGCACTAGAAACAAAGTTAGCAGAACTAGAGGCTAATTTCAAGAAGCAAGATGAGAACGAAGCAAAGTATCAGAAGGCTTATGAGAAGTGGCAGAAAGAAATTGCGAAATGGGCAGTTGCTCAATTTGGCAAGGCTGAGAACATCAGAACCAACTTCCGTTCTTGGAACGAAACTCTCAATGTTGATTTTGACATCAAGACGAAAGGCTCAGACTTCCCTGCTGAACCTGAAAAGGATTTTGAGGTAATCCACAGACACAACTACAATGAGATGAAAGAGGAAATGTCTAACGCTATCCGTATCCTAAAGATGACAGATGAGGAAGTAGTTTCTACTTCAACTTATCAAGCAGTTGCTCGTTATCTCTAATTAGATAATTGGGTGGGGTGTAAAAGCCCCACTCATTATCCCCTGCGTTCAAGGCAGACTGCGACACAAAATCGAATTGTGTTGATCTTTCTGCGAAAGTCCCTTGGGGATCTGATAGGGGTGGGTTTCAAACTAATCTAGGTGCCTACCCCTATCACCAATTTGTCAGACCCCCCTAGTATAATTAAAAGAAACAAACAGAAAGAAGGAAGCCCCCAATGGGATTAGATATGTATCTAAATGCTAGAAAGCACCTAGCGAAAGTAAATTGGCAAGCACTACAGGAGAATGATGAATTATCTTATTCTTCACCTGAAGCCGTATATCCACAGTTCAATGACCTAATGGAACTAACACAACTAACAGATGTCGCAACAGATATCTATGGAGCAAGCGTAGAGGTAACTTGTGCCTATTGGCGTAAGGCTAATCAGATTCACTCTTGGTTCGTAAGAGAAGTCCAAAATGGTAATGATAACTGCGGAGAATACTATGTCTCACAAGATAAATTAATAGAACTGCTTGCTCTATGTAAGCACTCACTAGAAACTAAAGACCCTAGCCTGCTACCACCACGAGAAGGATTTTTCTTTGGTAGCACAGATATTGACCAATGGTATTGGAGAGATTTAGAAAATACTATTGAACAGTTAGAGCGTATCTTCGCTCTGCCTGAAGTAGATAAGTTATCATTTTATTATTCATCATCTTGGTAATTGACATTTGTCAGTCCAATGCAGTACAATTAAATTAACCAACTAACAGAAAGAGGCCCCCATGGACCAAACAACAGAAACACCAGTAGTACACGCAACAGAAGACTTTCTTAAGTCTCAGATAGCACAAAAGGATGAACGCATTGTTCAACTTGAAGAGCACATTCAAAAAGTAACACAACGTTCGTATACAGAGGCTGCAGAGCGTAACCGTATGCGTAATGAAATGCAAGAGTGGACCTTGGAATCATTAGAATCTAATGACATTACAGAATCACAAGCAGAAGAAATTGCAAACATTTGCGGATTCGATTTGACAAAAGAATTTGAGGTTGAAGTAGAAGTTCAATATTCAATTACAGTCAATGCACGGAATGAAGAAGAAGCAAAGAATGCAATATATGAAATTGATTTTGATTCAGTTTCATATGGTGAAGAAGTTACTTACTTGTCATCCAGTGTTGACAGAGTAGACATTTAGTAGGGGGCTACTAATAAATCCTGAGCATGATTTAAAACTGCTCCCGCTTTTTAAAATCCTCGGGGGCTGTGATTTATATCACACAACATTTTTGTTAAAATAACTTTACGATCAGCCTATATTTTTCCCAAAATTTAATTACGAAGGCTTGACATTTTTCCCCAAACTTGCTACAATTAATCTATGACCCTAAATGTAGAAATCTATGAGATGGAATACTCCGTATCTCCTGGTGGTGTTGACTGCTGGGAAGTTAATATACAAGACTATGGCACTAGTAGGTGTGTGTCTGATTTTGATACTGCTGGCCAGGCTCTTAATTGGGTACTTGACCAATACCCTGCTCAAATGCTAGAATTAACAGTAACCTCACTACCTGCTTATGAAAAGGAAATGGCATGACCCAAACACTCAAACCATATACAATAGACGAACTCGTAACAGAAATCTATGAGGCTAATTATTCTCATTTAGATTTTATGGATAACATGGGTGGAGAAGACTGTGATTGTCGTATCCATACTACACTTAATACTATTTTAGAATATTGGGGGGAATAATGAAACAAATAACAATACAGTTTACATTCGACAATGAGTATACTGAAGAAGAGTTTATCTCTAGTATGGATTCATGGATAAATGACTTTATGGATACCTCCATGGCTGATAATATGACTTATGAAGTATTAGAGGACTCATATGTGGACTAAGTATGATTATGTATGTAATGATTGTGATGCCCTTACTGAGGTCACTACCCTGAAGGATCTAACTGACTACCGTGGCTGGTGCTCATGTGGATCTCCTAATCTAACTAATGTTGGATCCTCAGATGCAACGGTATACGGACCTAGTGGAGAAAGCCTGCCTGTGAGCAACATCACACCAAGAAGGCTTGTCAAAATCAACTCAAACCCGTATAATTAATATATGAACACATTAATAGAATATCTAAAGATACACATCATCAGCCTAGAGCAGGACCTAGAGGATATCTCTAATCAGATGGAGAGCCTTGACCCTGCCTCTAAAGATTATACTGAGTTAGACTTTGAGTATAATCATGTGTCAGGTCAATCTCTTGCTACCCGCCATATTTTGTCAGTGGCAGAGGGTATACTAGAGAAATGATAACTACAGAACTAGCACCACACCTACAGAAACTCGTTGACCTTGGAGAATCAGGAACTGACATCCTCCATGGCGAACTTAAGAACCTCATGTATGAGGCTGAAAAAGAATACAATGCTGCCGTAGAGCAAGAAGAGTACACAGAGGAAGCAATGGATTCTATGGAGCGTAAGTATTGGGAAGGACAAATGGACGCTCTATCTTGGGTAT